TAAAAGCTTCTTTTAAATTTAATTGTTCCTTTAAAGATTCAACTACACCACTACCAGTCATACCAAGTTTTTTACCATATATTGCACGGCCTTGAGCGAGATCAATTAAGTCTTGAGCAGCACTTTTTGAATAACCCATTTTACTTTGTATATGATTAGCAGCTGCATTACCTTTACTTTTGATAATATCTTGAATCATTTTAACATGTTTTTTCTTGAGTGCAAACTTACTACCTACTTGTGGAAATGCACCCATGGCTTCTTCAATAACATCGTCTTCAACTTCAGTTGAATCAATTAAGTATTTTTTCTTGTTTATAAGATCAAATGTTTTCTTCATATTTGATGAGACTTTTGCAATTGCTTTAGATGCAGCAGCTTCTACCTTTTCAGCATCTTTAATTGTTTTATCTATTTCTTTTATTACACCTTCAAGAGACTTAACCAAAACAGGATCTGAAACTTTTGATCTATTTCCTTCTGCTTTTTTCTTAGCAATTTTTAACTGTTCTATAGAAGTATATAAATCACTACTAGGTATATCACCTGATTTAAATTGACCACCCATAACTACATTTTCATTTACTGATTCAACTTGAGTACTAGAAACTATACCACTTAATTGATTAACCATAGTCGTTAAAACTGGCATTGGTAAAGCAACTAATTGATTATAAGCATCTTTTGATAAACCTTTTACTTTACCTAATTGTTTTTTAACATCAGACATATTAGCTTCAGTTACTGATTCAACTTGAGTGTCTAAGTAATCAGACATACCATCTAATTTATCAACTGCTATTGCAACTTTATTTGTCCACCAAGTTGGTAAGTCACCTTCATCTGGTAGTTTGGATAATTCTTGATTCATTTTTTGAATAGCCATCATTGCAACTTTAACTTTCTGTTTCATTGAAGCTACGTCTGTATGGCCGCTTTCATTAATTGATTCTTTCATTTTAAGAATTTGATCAACCATTTGAGTTGCTTTCTTTTTATCAACCTTCATGCCTTTCATTACAAATTCAATGCCTTGATCTTTAGTTTTAGATGGACCCATTAGTTTTTGAGCTTTCTTTAAAGCTGGAGAAAGACCTTCATTTATTTCTATAGTAAGAAGTGAAGTATAACTTTCATTCATATTTTCTTTTAACGCAGCTTTTACTTGTTGTACTTTTGTTTCCATATCTCGAATTTCAGGTTCGAGATCTTTACGTTTTCTAAAGTTACTTTTTTTAATTAAGTCTGCTAATTGAGTTTCAAATGAAGTAAGCTTACGTTTTAAATCACGTTCAGAGAATTTTTTATATGGATTTTTAAGTGCTTCATCAACTGATTCTTTTGTAACTTTACCAGTCTTTAAAAATTTAAAGTCAACACCTAATTGTTTAGCAGCTTTTTGTATAGCTTCCCTAGCGGTTCTAGCTTTTACCGTAATAGATTCACCGCCAATTTTTTTACCATTTAAAGTTTGTTTAGGTATTGGTACAACAAACATACCAAATGCTTCATCTAAATTTGTTTCTTTTCGTAGTGATTTAAATTTCTTCATTTTTATTATCCTTTAAGTAATTTTTAAATGATATACTTTCTTTTTGACCAGGAGTCATATCTTTTGTGTGTTTGGTATATTCATCTGTACCAATTTCATATGATTCTTTCCGACCACGAACTTTTGCTGCTAAATCCTTATCAGCTTTACCCCATGTTCCCTTTGATTTAGTTACAAATGAATTAACTCTTGCAAATCCCCATTGTTGTGGAGTAGTGCCTGGACGGTGCCCAGTTCTCCAAGCTGCCATTCCACGATCGTATACTTTCTTAAGTATACCATAAGGCATTCCTGATTTTTCTGCCTTTTTAACAAGCCCTGCAATTTTCTTTTCTTCAATTTCTTCTTCACCAAACATTTGTCTATATTTTTTAGTATGTTTAGATAGTTTAGTTTTAGAGCTTGCATCGCCAGGAGCAGGTTCATATGCCTTTGGATTATCATCGTCCATTTTTGCACCTTTTTCAAAATGACGAGCTCGAGCTTGTTTAGTAGACTTAGATAAATCTTTACCCGGACGTTTATAATAACCTGCAGGTTGTGAACCTTTTCTATCTTTTACATCTTTATCTTGTTTTGTTGTTGTTTTTTCTTCTAATTTTTCAACTGAATCTAACCAACATCTTTTCTTTTTACCATCTGAAAATTCGACTAATACATAATTAGAACCAGTCATAGTAATTATACCAACATCATTTGATTCTTTTACAACAACAGTATCACCTTCATTAAATAAATCACCAGTCACATAAGCTTCTCTTTTTTCAGATACTGCTTCTAATTGTATATGCTTACGATGATTATACGATTCCTTAAGTCCCATACCTTTACGAATAGCATTAAACAATTCTTTTGCATCTTTATAACCAGATGGCATACCTTTACTAAATGCACTAAAGTCATTTGCTGATGCTGCCGCTCTAAGCTTAGATGCACTCATACCAGTTACATCATCTGAATCAGGATCTCTTGCTCCGGCACTTGTTACTTGTACTCCACCTTCAAATTGATAAAAACCATGTCTACCTTTTGTTCCATTATATTTGTTTAATAACTTATCAAATTCATTTAAACGATCTTCACCAACAACCATATTAACTTTTGTAAATCCTTGATCATATAATCGAACAGCTATATCAAATACCGTACGAATATTCGAATCAGACATAATATTTCTTGCATACTTAGGAAACATTTTACGAAGAAATTTAATCTTATCTTTAAATTTTAAAGGATTCTTTTTAGGATCATTGGATTGTGATGCGTATATTCTAAATTGACCAGATCCTGCTTTTTTCTTTAAAGCATCAAATACTTTTTCGTGGCCATTTGTTGGTGGATTAAATCGTCCAAATACAAATGTTATTTCATTTGTTTCTTCAGATAAATATTCACTAAATCTTTTAGGAGTATATGCCATTATTATTCGCCTTTATTCTTTTTTAATTTTGCTCTATCAGCTTTTTTAACTTGAGGTAAAAGTTTTTTAGCAATCTTTTTAATTGCACCTTTTTTCTTTGCTAATCTTTTTTCTAATTCTTTACGAGCTGCAAAAGATAAATCACTTTTGTCTTTATCTTTTAACATTTTTTTGATGAGAATATTACGAGCTTGCTTTTCAGCACGGCCTTTGAGTTTTTCTTTTGATGCAAGTTTTTTAGCCGCTTTTTTGCGACCAAGCATTATCTTGGCTTTATTTTTACGAAATGTAGCTTTTGCTTTTTGTCTTTGCTGAGCTGTTAAAGCTTCTTCAAATTCTTTGAAAGATTTCATATTCCTCGGTTCCCATCTAAAAGTTAGCGACTAGGAGAGTCCCAACCTTTAATAATATCTTTGCTGAAATTGTTAGTTGAAAATTCTAAACGATCAACTAATTTAACAGCTCCACCTTCCATACGATCTATAGCAACAAAACCTTCTGGGTTGGTCACTTTAAATCCGGATTTAGTCTTCACAAATGTATTAATATTTGATAGACTGTTTAGTTTATTTATAATAATTAATTTCGCATCTACTATAAAATTTTGTAAATCGAATACTTTTTTTAAGTTTTTTTGATTTTTTTTATCAAAAAACTTTAATAATTCATCTCTTTGAGATTCTTTTTTCTGTTTACCCGCAGGACTTTTTAATTTATCAATTTGTTTAGCATATCTTTGATTTACAAAATCAATAAGACCTTTTGTGTGTTGTTCTGTATTAGTAATACGTGTATTTGCTCTTACTTTTGTATTATTATACGTATTAATAATTAAATTAAGTTCTTTATTTTTTTCTATTTCTTTTAACACTGTACCAGAAATTTGTTTAAATATTTTTCCAGCTTCAGATAAATTTTTAGTAACCTCTGCAGTTTGCTCTTTAGTCATTGAAGCAGTGCCTGATAGATCATCAAGAGTGGCATCAACTGCCCATACCTTACTTGTTTTTCTAAGTTTAGATGCGATTTCTCTGCCAAAGTCAGCTTTCATTGTTTCGAAAGTGCCACCTTCATATTTAGTATGCCATACAATACCAATCTCTGCACGAGAGATTTCTTTTTCCATTGCACTACCTTTTGGTACAGCATAAACAATTGTATTCGGATGAAAGGTTACATATGATACTCCATCAATTTTTTCTGTTTTAAGATCAGCTTTATCAAACATAAAGTCGCCTTGAATCACACCTTTGATACCAACATCTTTTAAATTATCAAAAGCTTTTTTTAATTTTTTATTTAAATCGCCAGAAGTATCTGCATCTATATCAGCATGATTTTTATATACCTTTGGATTTGCATTGAATACACCTTTTTTCGCAACAAAAAACTCACCAGTTGCTGGATCTTCTCCAGCAAATACAGCGGGTGCACCGTCCCACTTAACTGTTACGTCAATAGAACTTTTAGCATTACCCGATAACATATCTCTTAAAGAACGTAATGCAAGAATAGCTTGCCTTGCACCTTTTACACCCCCATCAAGAACTAAATCTTCTATATGAGTCATATGTGTATTCTTACCAGCTTGTTCTGCTAAATAACCTGTTAATGATTTCATCTTAATCCTTTTTTTGTTTTGTAATCTTTTTAAGTTTTTCTAAATGTGCAGTCCATATTTCATATGCTGCTTTTAAATTCTTTTTCTTTTCTGGATCTTTAGTTCTACCCATTGCAACTTTAGCTCTTTGTTGCATAACTAATGTTGCTTGTACTTTGTGTGCATGTGATCTATCGGACTTATTAATGATTGCAATACCTTTTTTTGCTGTAGCAGCATCTTTAAATCCAAGACCATGTATGGTTCCTTCTGGATCTTCATCAGTATATAAATCAGAATGCGAAGGCGAACCAGTATGTTGTCCTTTTTTACGAGGAGTTCTTTTATCAGCTTCTAAAAACAATTTAAATGTTTTCATTTAATTTCTATCCTAAGAGTATTATAACCTTTTATGAGTCGATGATACACCATTTTTGGTATATGAATCTCCTCATCTAACTCTAATAAAAAAGGTAAACAATCTTCTATTTGTAATTGCCAACCTTCACCTTCTATACATTTAATCGTTCGATCTTCTTTATCTCGATGCCAAATATAATCTTTGGCTGGTCTTTCAATATCAAACGTTCTTATATTCCCATCATCAACGTATGGGTTACCAGAAATAACTTCCACCACCTTTTAATCCTAAATTTTTTGCATACTTTGGTAAACGACATGCCCAATAGCCTGCTTTCATTTTATCAGTTTTTGTATCACAATTATGTCGAGCTGCAAAATTTCTAGCAGCTTCTCTATCATTAATCTTTGCGGTAAGTCCACCTTTCTCATCGCCAAACTCAATCTTTTTTACGTTACCTGTTTTAGGATTTTTAACGTAAACAACATATTTCTTTTTACCATCAGGATTACGTTTTGGTGAATTTAGTTCAGGTTCTTTTTGTTCTATCATTGGACTTTCCAACGGAACTCTTTTACCTTCATATAATCCAAAGTTACTTTTTTCGTCGTAATATTCTAAGAACGTATCCATTATTCGTATACCTTAACATATGCACTTGAATCTTCAGCTTTTGATCCAGCGTAATTAACAATTTTAGTAATAAATCTATTTGCTTTAGTTCCAGTATTTAATGAAACCATATAACAAATAATCATACAACCATATTTTGCAGAAATCCAAAATTGATCTTTCTTTTTTAATTCAACTAAAAAGTTTTCATAAGAATCATTTGAGTAAAAATGACTATACATTTTCCAAAATTTTTCAATTGATTTTTTATCGCCTTTAGCAATTTTTTTAGCGGTTGCGAAAACATCTGATTTAAATTTATCTGATACAGGACTTTTACGAAATACTTGTTTCATAGCATCTACCATTACTCCCCAACCAGCACCACCCCCGCGAGCAGTCTTACCTTTAAGTTCTGCTTTAACTGCTGCACCTGCCGCATTATCTTTCATTATTATTGAACCACTATCAAATACAATTGTCGCACCTTTACTTGACCAAAAGTCGCCTCGCTTTTCGCCTTGTAATAATATTTTACTTAGTTTATGATCAGCAACATCAGGTGGACGCTGAATATTCATTTCAACATGTTTAGCTTTCTTTTTAACTTTCTTTAAAGATATACCAACTAAACGTTTTTCTAGAAAATGTTGTAATATATCTTCGTTTAAAGTTTTAACACTATCATCGCCAAGTTCTTTTTTTACATCAAAACCTTTTGCAACTGCCCATATATCGCCAGGATTCCATTTATCATCTTTTAATGGAGAAAATCCACTATTTTTAAAAGCAATAGTT